AATGTTTCATTTATCAAGATTATGCTCTCGGTGCGCCTGACTGGTGAGCGACGCAAGATTCGCATCAAGCCACTCGTATCGGAGGATTTCGTCCACGAGTGCTACAAAAAGGCTGCACAGGAACTGTACAAGGATCCAAAGATTTTCATGAAGAATGTGAATGAGTACGAGCGCGAGGCGGATCTGACGAGCCGCTTTTCAGTTTGTATCAAGGATGCGATGGATTCCCAGATTCCCATGCATGAAATCCTGATGAATCTGATGAATGAAGAGTCCGAGTCGTTCAACTTTGACGAGGCGCAGCCAGAGCCCGAGGCGGAAGAGGAGGAGCAGCAGCCCATGTCTGATGAGATGCCAGCGACCGAAGAGCAGATGCAGGAACTGGCCAACCCAGAAGCGTCCGATGAAGTAAGAAATATACCAGTCGCAAATGAGCCGATGCCTATTTCCCAACAGGCTCTTTCTCCACAGGGTGAATCGGATGATCTCTTCCCCGGAGCGGCAGATTCAGTCGAACAGAGAAATGTGGCACCAGGAGCTTAAGAGAAGGCGCTTCGCCTCATCTTCCTTAAAAAAAAGTTCACAACTTGTAATGGACTTGAGAGATCCTCTGTTTGCTGCTGCCGTTGCCGCTTTGGTGACGGCCATTTACATGTTCGGACGGGCAAAGTTGAATAATCAGTCGGGGCTGCCAAATTCGCACTTTATCAAGCCGGCTGTTCTGAATGGAATCCTGGTCTATTTCATCGTGTCGAGCGGTGGTGCAAAGCAGGAGGCTATTATGACCGAGCCTTTCTAAATCAAAGACGAGGCCGAAGGCCATCGGCGAGCAGAGGCTTATGGCTACTTAGAAAAGACACACACTATAAAAATATAATGACGACAGTCGGAGCATTCAATGATCTCATGGAGGAATTTCTCAATGAGCTCGTGAAAACCTTCCCGGATGAGAAGGCTATGAAGGAGTATCAGGAGTCGTTCGAGATTGGCAAGATGACGAGCGATCGTCTGCCAATGAAGACTTTTATGGCTCAGATGAGTGAGTACTCATCGTATGTTACCAAGCGCGACGAGGCGTTCTTTCTTGAGCACGAGAAGGATATTCCGATCCTGGTCGAGACGCATCTGGCCAAGTATTGGCCTGATCTGTCGAAGAATACCAAGAATGTCATCTGGACATATCTGAACAATCTGTTTGTTCTTGGTTCGCTGATCTCGATGATTCCACCCGAGACGGCGAGCGCTATTGAGAATATTGCTCAGCAGCTCGAGGGTAAGATTGACGAGGGTGCTATGATGAATGCACTTATGGGTATGCTCGGAGGTTCCATGCCTGGTCTTCCCAGTAACAAAAATAAGTAGATATTAATAATAATGGACATTCGCCAACTGTTCCGGAATGATCAGTTACTCAAGTTTTGGCCGTCAGCAAAACAGACGGCCGAGGAACGTATTTATTCTACGACCCGTTTCATCCTCTACACGACCGTAATCATATATCTCATCAAGCGGGATTCTCGTATCTTTGCTTTGGCCGCACTTGTCCTGGCTATTCTTTATCTGCTGAACCGATCCGGTATGATTCAGGAGGGTCGTGCCCAGGTTGTGACGAGTGACGGCCGTGCCATGCGCGGTGTGACCATGCCAACCTTTGATAACCCTATGGGTAATATTTTGATTACGGATTACCAGGATAATCCAGATCGGCCATCGGCTGGATATTACCCAACAGTCAGTACCGAGATTCAGAAGCAGTGGGATGTTATCCATCCGTTCGAGCGCCAGCGCGATGCCGAGCGTAACTTTTACACGGTTGCCTCGACGACAATCCCGAATGACATTGACGCGTTTACGACCGCAGCCTATGGCGACCGCAATGCGCCAATGTGCCGCGACACTCCCGGCGCTTGCAACCCAGACAAGAATAACCGTGCAATGGAACGTGTCCAACAGCGATCGGTATTTGATCGGACGACCCAGGTAAATTCTTTCTAGGGAATAAGTAGGAATGCCTCTGCTTCAGCCAGGTCTTCGCATGCTCCAGGAAAAAGGACCTCTGGTTCCTCTTTTGACTGAAATTGTAGCGACGGACGATATTCTCCGCCCCCAGAGTACGACTACTTTCAACCGTTACTGGACCGAGAAACCTTTTGATTTCCCAGTTCAGTACGGTCTTGGTCCACAGCGTGTGTGGACCAAGGATCCAATTGACACCCGTGCCGATACTCAGAATATGCTGTTCACAAAGCGATACAGCCAGTAAAAACAAACGTAGGGACCGAAGGTCCCTTGGCTTTGAGCCACCCCACAATAAGGCCTTCGGCCTTGCCTTAAAAAACTTCTAAGTGAAAAGTAGTATGGACCCAATAGCACTCGCAGCAGTTGTTGGTCTTGTCTACGCCGGAAAAAGACTCAGTGACAAAGAGGATGCCCCCGCACCACCCCCCCGCGTGGCCATCATCGATCCAATCCCTAAAGCATCTCGCCAGACGTACCATCTCAACTCGAATGACATGGGTATCGGCGGTTCCTTTATCAAGGAGCCATTTCCGGGTGTCCCAATTCATAAGCGTGAGGTTGCCGGGGCGTTTTCAGAGATTCGTCCGGACGCAAACCGCAATCCATTTGGTCAGCCAGTCTATAACTTGTACAATCGTCAGGCGGTGACGAACAAGATGAATAACTTTCCACCAGTCGAGCGTAAGAATGTCGGTCCAGGTTTGGCCGTCGGCCCTAACATTGCGGCCGCTGGTGGTTTCCAGCAGTTGTTCCGTGTGCTCCCTACAAACGTAAACGAGGAGCGTCTGGTCCAGCTCGAGGGCCGCGCAGGTCCACCTGCTGCGATCGTGCCTTCTGGTCTGGTACAGCAGGGTGGTCTTACGCAGACTCAGCGTCCACCCAAGATTTACCATCGCGCACCTGCACAGGGTCAGGCGCACGGCCAGGGTGGTCCTATCGGCGCTCCCGAGTCTCGTCCCCACTTTCAGCGTACTCTGCAGCCGACCATCAAGTCTCGGACTGTCAACCGGGACGGCGACGGCCTTGGTTTCGGTACTCAGTATTTCCGCAAAGATGGCGCGTACGAGACAGCTTCTAACCAACTGTGGGGTGATCCTAAGCGCGAGGGCGCCGGCCGTATGCTTCCGGCTGGTCGTATGAATGTGCGCAATGATCCATTGAACCAGAATGGAGCCGCAACGACTGTTCGCCAGGATAACATGTCCTTCCCGGTAGGCCCCGCTGACGGTGGCCGTATGGGTAACTATACTACACCCCCGTTCAACAAGTTTAACGGTTATAAGGGTAACGCAAATCCATGGGTCAAAAAGCTTGACGTTGCTGAAAAACAGCTTGCAGCAAACCCCCTTGCAAAATCGATCGCCGCGGCTTGAGCATAAAAAAAATACAATATAGTAGTAAATGTCTGGTGGTATTGTCCAGCTCGTTGCTACAGGTGTTCAGGATGCGCACCTTTCGGGAAATCCCGAGGTGTCATTCTTCCGCTCAAACTATAAGCGTCATACCCACTTTGCGTCGTCAGTCGAGCGTATGCTGATCCAAGGTCAGCCAACTCCAGCGGGTATCTCGACCATTCGTATTGAGCGCAAGGGTGATCTTCTCAGCTATACATACTTTACCGCAAAGGACTCTACCGGTATGACTCGTACCGATCTTGACTGGTCCCATATCATCGATCGTGTAGAGCTGCTAATTGGTGGTCAGGTGGTCGACCTTCAGGACCCATTCTTCACGTACAACATCGACCCAGTGTGCCTGGCCTCAACCTTCTCTCAGCGCCACATTCCCCAGTCTGTGAGCCTGGCCAATAACGACAACGCATTCTACCCACTCAAGTTCTTCTTCTGCAAGGAGTGGCAGACGGCTCTGCCTCTGATTGCTCTGCAGTACCACGATGTGGAGATCCGCATCACCTGGGGCACTAAGCTGTCCACCCAAGCACCAATCGGTGCACCAACCGGTGCCAACTACGACCCGACCGCTGAGGATGCGGCCGGCCGCTACTGGGTGACTGGCAGCGGTTCCCCAATCCAGGCTGTAACTCTGAGCTCGTCCAATGTCATCGGAGCGGTTTCGACCGGTGCGATCGTCGGTGGCTCGGCCTTCCGTGGTCTGGTCTACGTGACCGGTACGACTGAGGTGGGTGGTTCTACGACTGAGGTGGCGGTCTCCATGGCTACCGCCCAGACATTCAGCACCATTCTCGAGGAGAACCGTGATGACATCTACTTCTACAACCCACCAGTCGGTGCCAACCTGGACATTGATGCCCAGGGTGTCTCGGCCGTGACTACCTGCACGGCGACCGTCAACTCCACCTTCGGTGACAAGATCGTGCCAGGCATGATCCTGACCAACGTGGGCATAGATGGTATTGTTTACGTGACTGCCGTGACCTACGACTCGACTGGCGAGTACGCCACCCAGCTCCAGCTGGCTTTCCCAAGCCAGGTGGTGAACACTCCAATTGTCGATCGGGAGGCTGGTCTCTTCCCACCCAATGTGCCATACGAGCCAACTCTGCCCAGCGCACTGCAGTTCGAGGCCTGGGGCAACTTCATGTACCTGGACCCATCCGAGCGTGACTTTTTCGCAAAGAATGCCTTCGAGATGCTGATTACCCAGGTGCAGCGTGTACCGATTAGCAACGACTACCGTCAGGAGGTGGTCTTCAACCACCCAGTGAAGTTTATTGCTTCCAATGTGGTTGCCTACTCGAACGTCAACCAGGAGCTGAAGATCCAGATCAACGGCACTGACATTGGCGAGTTCCGGGCACTGCCCCATTGGGTCGAGGTGCCCCAGTTCTACCACACGCCATTCGGCTATCACTCAGCCGGTGCCGATACCAGATCCAATGTTCTGGTGATCCCGTTCGCTCTGGATACGGCCAAGTACCAACCGACCGGAACCCTGAACTTCTCCCGGATTGACACCTTCCGGATCATGACGCCTCTTGCTTCCGGCTACCAGCTCAACCAGCTGCTCGGCTCGGGAGTCGGAAACGCCCCTCAGGGTTACCTGTACGCAGTAAACTACAACGTCCTCAAGATTGAGAACGGCCAAGCCGGGCTCCGCTACGGGTCCTGAAACCTAATGGATGAACGTCAGGAGGCTTTGTCTGGAAATATGATCAGGTATAATAAATGCACTGGGTTTCTTGGGTCGCATTGGCGGTCTTTGTTTTTCTGCTCACATACGATCCCCGGGTCGGTACTCTCCAAAAGTTCGTCTATGAAGAACCAAAAATATCTCCAGCAATCGTAGATGGAAAAGCATAAAGCTATTGCTATTCCTGTTTGCTTTATAAATGATAAACCGCACTTTTTGCTCGTCCACGATCGAAGGTATAAGGAATGGACCTTTGTAACTGGAGGCTGTCGAAAGCGCGAAGTGTACAACCCTCTCCGTTGTGCAGTTCGCGAACTCGAAGAAGAGACCCGAGGACTTGTAAATCTCAAAGATGGGACTTACAAATACTTTAAATTCACAACTGACGAGGGTGCCATCTACCACGTCTACATTTTCGACACTGTCAAACTAGACGAGCCCGGCCTTGTCAACAAGTTTCTGGATGAGAAACACAAGATGGAGACTCAGCAGATGGCTTTCCGCAAGAACTATGACGAGAATGACTTTCTCGAGTTTGATACACTCGAGGGTATTGCACAGAGGAATATTTGGCCTCTGATTACCAAGTATGTGATTCAGAATCCTGAATTCTACTATGCTCTTCGCTCGTCAGAAAGACAGAGCTTTTCTCTAAAGTATTAAGAGAATGAAAAACAAATCGTATTTCGTTGATCGGATAATTAAGCTCCGTGGTACAGATGCCCAGCGTGACGAGCTTATGAATTTGACGATGGTTGATATTCTAACCACCCTAAACCAGGAGCGGGCCAAACAATCAGAGACTGTCCAGATTATCCCATTCGATGATGACGAAGAGGTGCCAGGCACAGAGGAGGAGGATTTCGTCTCGATCGTCAAGCGATTCTTGTTTACGAGTCCGGATTAAGCCAAGACCGAAGGCCTCGCCTCCGTTTTAAAGATTTAAAGTCCTATAAAAGTATGGAGAGATGGACGGCCGGAAGTGGGCCTATCACGCATGTAATGCTTAACGGTGGTGTTTTGCATGCGTCGAACGCATCTCCGCACGTATTTCATACGCGCTACATCAAGTCTCTGAAGAGGAAGAAGCTCTACATCGTGGAGCAGAAAACCATCATCTTCAGATTCTTTGTCGATCTCGACTACAAGGCGGAGGAAGCCCTGCCGCCTCACATTATCATCGAACTCTGCCAGGCGATGAATCGTGTGACTGGTCAGGCGTGCCTTGTTTCAACCTCGCTGCCTAGGAAGGTTGGTGATCTGATGAAAACGGGCGTTCATATTCACTGGCCGGATCTCCATGTGAATAAGCAGCAGGCTATGCAGGTGAGAGCCAAGATTCTGATTGAACTTTCAGAGTGTTTTCCGGGGAGAGACTGGGTCAAGGATATCGACTCGGCCGTTTATCAAGGTTCTGGTCTTCGGATGCTCTGGTCATACAAGGCGGAACCAGAGTCGACCGTTTATACCCCGTGGAAGAGGATCGGCTCGTCAGTCACCGAACTTCCGACCGAACCGGCTGTCGATCTTTTGAACCTGTTTTCAATTCGTCTCGATGGTGTCGAAGAAAAGGTGTCCACGGACGATCTTCCAGAGAGTGCAGACAAATTGGAAGAGTTTATCCGGAGAAACGTTCAAGGCCAGACGGATTCCAGTGTCCAGAGAGTATTCCGAGCCAAGAAAGAGACGGACAAGGCTATTTATTGTGTTCAGACAAATTCCAAGTATTGTGAAAATATACACAGCGAGCACAGATCGAATCATGTATGGTTTAGTATTTACAGGCAGCAGTTCCAGTGGACTATACGACAAAAGTGTTTAGATCCTGATTGTGGACCAGAGTTCCGTGGAAAGCCGTATATTCTTCCTCCGTCTATTATAGAAGAGCTGACCAAGGATGGAGTTATGGCTCAAGATTGCTCTCCTAGTCTTTCTATTTACGATATTTTTTCCATACCACCCCCTTCCAGACGAGCCATTCCAGAGATTCATTGACGAGCTTCATCCTTATTCGGGTCTTGAGCCGGATCGATTCAGATCATTCGTCCAGAACATCAAGATGTGTGATTCGGTCGTCTATACAGACCCAAAGTCTGCCTCGGTCGCTCTTTATACAGCCCTAGAGGATATCAGGGAAATGTCTCTCTATACCCAGAGGGCTGATCAGGATGAGCTTGCGGACGAGCTCAATCAGCTGGCCGGCAGAGTCGCAATTACCGGTGAAGAAATAATTCAGCGAATCTCTATTCGCAACGGTGTTCGATTCTTTCCAAAGTACTTAAACGATAAGATTCCTAAACCACTAAATGAGCCTACAGACTCGTTCAGGCCGGGTGGTAAAGCAACCGGATCGATATGTACCACAGGAAGTTGTAGAGGATGATTTCGGACCGGATGATTATGATTCGGACGACTCGAATTCATCAGATCTTGAGGTGAGTGACGAGGATGAGGACGATGATGAGGATGAGGACGAGGGAAGTCTCAAGGATTTCATCGATGATGACGAGGAGGATGATGAAGCGTCAGATGTAGAGGAGGAAAATCCAGAGGAGGAGTAGAATGAATACGCAGATGAGCTATTCTTCAACGATGCCAGCGCCACCACCAGACGAAGAACCAAGTGAATGGCAACAGCAGCAACCACAAACACAGGCACAACCAGAAAACGAGCAGCAGCAGTATTATTACATGCCAGACCAACCACCATCAGTCGATAAGAGTAACTTTTTTGATGGTATTTCAAAACAGGTACTCTTTTTGATTTTCTTTGCTTTTGTTGTTGGTATTTTTGTAGGCAAGTCTATGAATGGCCCTATTGTTATTCACCGAGCGAATTGATAAAGACGAGCCTGTACGGGCATCACCTTTTCATAACTCGAAAAAGTTCCAACTGGTCCAGTTCTTGCCTGGGCCATTGTTTCATTTAAAAATCCATTCCATGCACCCTCTTTCTCGGTGCTTGAAATAGTTTTCCAGACTCCCATTACGGATTGAGTAGGATCTTCACGTTTAGAATATCTGGTATATACCAGAAAATAGAAGGACAATACGATGAAAATTGTCGCGAGGTTAATTATAATAGCCAAAGCTGGTGGCATTCTTATTGTATCAGAGTAAAATTATGTAAGGACCAGCTCCGGAGACTTTGTCTCCGTTTTATGAAGACTCGGACGTCACCTTTAGCTCATCATCCTCCTTGACTGGTGCCAGGGCCGCTTTCTCGCGGTCCATCTCCTGCTGGAGACGACGCTTCTCAATCT